TTATCTACGAAGACGATGGTACAGAAATGCTTCGTATACATAATTCTTCTAGTGATGTTATTGTAGAAGCTAAAGTTCAAGATAAAGATATTATATTCAAGGGTGACGATGGCGGATCAGGTGTTACAGCTTTAACATTAGACATGTCAGCAGGTGGTATAGCTACTTTTAGTGCTGCAGCTAATGTAGCTCAACAAGCAATTACATCATCATCGAACGCGATTGCCTGGGATGCTTCCGATAAACCAAACGCTTATCATATCACAACAGAAAATACGACTTTATCTGAACCAAGTAATGCAGTTGAAGGAGCATTTATTTGTATAGAAATTAATTTTAATGGAAGTCATACATTTGCGTGGAACACAATATTTAATTTCGCTTCTGATACTGCTCCTACGACAACAGATACAGATGGTAAGACGGACATTTTAGTCTTTAGATACAATGGAGCAATATGGCAAGAAGTAGGTAGAACTTTAAACATACCAGAGAGTTAATAGGAGATAATATGTGGGGATTAGTACAAGACGGATCAATTACAAAAATAATTAATAAACCAAAAGGTATGGTTATTGGTGATATTCAATATTCAAGAAACATATTTTCTTCTAGATGGACTAATGCAGAAAGAGAAGCCATTGGAATTTATGAAGTAGAATTTGATAACACTAATAAAAAGGATGAGAAATGGTATATCAATACCAATCAATCCTTTGCTTTTGCTGGTGGAAAAATTACAGCAAGCTATGGATCAGCTACAGCTAAAGCTCATGCGGATACTTTATTTACAGCACAAGATGAAAGTGACGGATTAGGTACTGAAGGTGAAGTTAAAGTTAAAGGCTTAAAAACACTTAGAATTGAAAATATTAAACAACAAGCTGCTGGAATATTACAAGATACAGATTGGTACATAGTTAGAAAAGCAGATGCTGGAACATCCGTTCCTTCTGCAATCACAACTCATAGAGCAGCAGTACGGACTAAGTGTGCTCAAATGGAAACTGCAATTACCAATGCATCAAATACTCCAGCGATTGAAACTTTATACACGTATGTAAATACAGCAGATGAAGGGGATCCTGTTGTAATGGAAAGACCATTAGGAGAGTTCCCAGTATTAGGATCTTAACATGCCTTTAATTTTACCCGGTAATGTAGGATCAGCAACAGCAGCAACTACATATTCAGTAGCCAACTCATGTAGGTTTAATCGTGCTGATAGTCCAGATTTACAAAAAACAAATGGAAGTTCTGGAAATAGAAAAACTTGGACATTTAGTGCTTGGATTAAAAGATCAAACTTAACCGGTGTAACTATGAATTTTTTTTCAGGAGGTACAGATGGTGATAGTTCAAATTATACAAGAATACAATTTAATACAGATAACGATATTTATATTGCTCATGTAGATAGTAGTGCTACTACCACAGAAAAACAAACTGATATGAAATTCCGGGACTGTAGCGCCTGGTACCATATTGTATGGGCATTAGATACAACACAAGGAACTGCTGGAAACAGAGAAAAATTATATGTTAATGGAGTTCAAGTAACTTCATTTAGCACTAATACAACTCCAGCTCAAGATTACGAAACTACTATGAACGAAGATGTTGGTATGTTCGTAGGTAATCAACTTGGCACTTGGGAATTTATGGGTTGTTATATGGCAGAAGTAGTTTTTATAGATGGTTTAGCATTAGCACCAACTTCCTTTGGAGAATTTGATGAAGATAGTCCGACAATTTGGAAACCGATAGATGTATCAGGATTAACATTTGGTACAAATGGTTTTTATTTAGATTTTGAAGATAGTGCTAATTTAGGAAATGATGCCAATGGTGGAACGGATTTTACAGAAACTAATCTAGCCGCAACAGACCAGAGCGCGGACACTCCCACACTTAACTACCCAACTTTTAACCCTTTAATTAAAGGAAATGTGGCTACAACTCTTTCTGAAGGAAATTTAAAAGGAGTATTTGGTAGTGGTTGGTCATGGTTGCCAGCAACTTTTGGAGTTCAAAATGGGAAATGGTATTGGGAGGCGAAGGTTTCAGCAACCAATGATGCCAATTTATTTATAGGAATTACAACAGAAGATCAAGATTGGGATGATGCTACACCTTATGATGAAGCTGGAACCATTCTTTATTTTGCAGATGGAAGAAAATCTGTTGATGGTACTGATACCGAAAGTCATTTTGCTTCGTATACAACAAATGATATTATTGGTGTGGCATTAGATTTAGATTCAGGAACAAGAACAATAACTTTTTATAAAAATAATTCGGTAACACCAGCTAGTTCTAGTGCTGTTACTATAACATCTAATTTTACTGGAAAATTTATAATGCCTGTTTTTGTAGGCAATAGTTCATCCGCCGCTGCAAATTGGGAATTAAATTTTGGTTCACCACCTTATGCCAATACTTCAGATGCGGCAGATGCAAATGGATATGGGGCGTTCGAATTTGCGCCGCCGTCGGGCTATATTGCTCTTAATTCAAAAAATTTAGGAAGTGATGGAGGTTAAATGGCAGCTTATACAACAATAGACGATCCAGAAGCATATTTTCAGGTTCAGTTATATACAGGAAATGGAAGTGCAAATCATGCAATCACTTTAGGTGGTGATACGGATATGCAGCCAGATTTGGTCTGGATTAAAAATAGAGATGCTGTCGATGCACATTGTCTTTTTGATGCTGTAAGAGGTGCTACTAAACTTTTATCTTCTGATGCCAATACTGCAGAAAGCACAGATACCGATACGCTAGACTCTTTTGCAACAGATGGTTTTCAAGTTGATGCCGATGTTAAGGTTAATACTAATACGGAAGATTATGTAGCTTGGTGCTGGAAAGAATCTGCAACTGCTGGGTTTGATATAGTTTCATGGACAGGAAATGGCTCTGCACAAGATATTAGTCATAGCTTATCTAAAGTTCCAACATTTATTATAGTAAAAAATAGAGATCAAGCTGATAGTTGGTATTGTTATAATGTTCATAATGGTAATACTCATTCAATGATATTAGACACAGACTCTGCAAAAGTTGGTGCATATACGGATAACTGGAACGACACAACTCCAACAACTTCTGTATTTAGTGTTGGTGGATCTCATGCAACAAGTGGTGGAAGTAGTGAAGCAATGATCGCCTATGCTTTTACTGATATACAAGGCTTCAGCAAGTTTGGTAAATATACAGGAAATGGAGGTACATCTGGAGTTGATACCGCTGATGGAACATTTGTTTACACAGGATTTAGACCAGCTTGGGTTATGATTAAAAGAACAGATACTGCAAATCAATGGGGTATTGGAGATACTAAAAGAGATGTAGATAATCCAGTACAACATCATTTATTTTCAGAAAGTACTCAAGTAGAAGGTGGTGCAAGTTCTTATAATAACTTTGATATACTTTCAAATGGTTTCAAATTGAGATCAGGAGATTTGTGGACAAACGCATCAGGTGGAACATACATTTTTATGGCTTTCGCTGAGGCAAGTTTTGTAAATTCAAACGGAGTACCTTGTAACGCAAGATAATTATGCTACAAAAATTAAAATTTTTACCAGGATTCAACAAGCAGGTCACAGCAACCGGCGGAGAAAACCAATGGATAGGCGGAGACTATGTTCGTTTTAGATACGGCACGCCTGAAAAAATAGGAGGCTGGGCACAGTTGGGCGATCAAACGCTGACTGGAAGAAACACGGCTCTTCACCATTTTGTCAATGCCAGCGGAATTAAATACGCGGCCCTTGGAACAAACAGAATTTTATACGTGTACTCTGGAGGAGCTTTTTACGACATTACTCCCCTTAAAAGCACAACGACATTAACAAGCGCTTTTACAACAACGCAAAGTGATGCAACTGTTACCATTACATTCTCATCTGATCATAATATTTCCAAAGGAGACATTATTCTTTGCGATAATTTTACTGCTATTACTAATTCTGATTTTGGCTCTTCTGATTTTGACGATGTAGTTTTTCAAGTGGCAACCGTTCCAACTTCTACAACGATTACCGTTGAAATGGGATCAGTAGAATCTGGATCAGGAGCGTCTACATCCGGAGGCATAAGAGTCAAGCACTACTACTCTATAGGTCCTGCGGTTGAAGAGTCAGCAGCTGGTTGGGGACTTGGATTATGGGGAGGTACGGTCGCTGGAGAAATTACAGATACATTAGACGGTGCATTAACTTCAGGTTCATCTAGTATTGTTTTGGATAATTCAGCATCGATGCCCGCTTCAGGAACAGTTTTAATAGACAGCGAACGTATTGCCTATACAGCCAATGCTACTGGAACAGGAACTTTATCAGGATTAACAAGAGGATCGGATAACACGACAGCCGCATCCCAC